AAGACTATCAGTTAGAAGCTATTCAACATGGATTAAAAACTCGTTCAGGATTATTAGTATCTCCTACAGCTTCCGGTAAATCATTAATAATATATCTCCTTATGAGATATTTTTTAGCTCATGAAGAGGATAAGGTATTAATAATAGTACCTACAACTTCCCTTGTCAAACAAATGTATGGAGACTTTTGTGAGTATGCAGATAATGATGATGATTGGTTTGCCACTGAGAATTGTCATGAGATTATGGCAGGACTTTATAAGTATCATAATACTAAAAGAGTTTATATATCTACTTGGCAATCAATTTATCAACAACCAAAAGCTTATTTCCAACAGTTTGGTATGGTTATAGGTGATGAGGCTCATAACTTTAAAGCTAAATCTCTTACTAGTATACTAACTAAATGTACTGAAGCTCGATATAGATTTGGATTGACTGGTACTCTTGATGGAACCCAAACACACAAGCTTGTTCTTGAAGGTTTGTTTGGTCCTCATAAGAATATAACCACTTCAAAAGAACTTATTGACAGAGGTGATTTAGCTAACATATCTATAGATGTTATATTACTAAAACATAAAGAAGAAGATTGTAAAGAAGTATCCAAAATGAAATACCAAGATGAGATAGATTGGATTGTCAGAAATAACGCGCGAAATAAATTTATTAGGAGTTTAGCTCTAGACCAGAAGGGTAATACCTTAATCTTATTTCAATTTGTTGAGAAACATGGTGAACCATTATTTAGATTGATTGATAAATCAGCTAAAGGAGTATGGGGAATGGGTAAAAGAAAAGTATTCTATGTGAGTGGTAAAACCTCAGCTGATGCAAGAGAAGAAATAAGAGCTATAACAGAAACAGAGAAGGATGCTATATTGGTATGTTCTTATGGTACATTCTCTACTGGTATCAATATAGTTAATCTAAATAATATAATTTTTGCCTCGCCCAGTAAAAGTCAGATAAGAGTATTACAATCTATTGGTAGAGGATTAAGAAAGACAGAACAAGATACCAAGTTGTATGACATAGCTGATGACCTACATTGGAAATCTAAAAAGAATTATACTTTAAATCATTCAGCTGAAAGGGTACAAATATATGCTAAAGAGAAATTTAAATTTAAGATACATGAGGTTAAGTTATTATAAATAGATATATGGATAAACTACCACGGAAATTAGACGACGTACCAGTTAAACTTTTTAAATTGATTTCAGGTGAATCAATAATTGCCTATGTGCATGATATAGAAGAATCTAGTGGTGCCTTAATTGGATTAGAAGAACCAATGTCAGTAGTTGTTGAAGATAGCAATCATTTTGTTATGACTCCTTGGTTACCATTTTCATCTCAAAAATTACACGTCCTTGAGGAATTTAATGTAATGATACAATCAGAAGTTAACTTAGATGTTAAAGCACATTATATGAAAATAATTCTAGATGAAGTTAGTGGGGTTGGAATAATGGATGATGAAACAAAAGAACAATTAAGAAGAATGAAAGGTGATAGTACACTTCATTAAGCTCTCTAATCTAGCCTCCCCGGCAATCTATTCTATTATAACATATAAATAAGCTATTGTAAACAGTTTTTGTAAAATAAATATGGAAATACTCCCAGCAAATATAGATTTTAGTGACAATGCGTCAAAGCGTGTTGCTGCCATGAAGTCAGGAGATGAAAAACTCCGCGTTTATATTAATGGTGGTGGCTGTTCAGGCTTTTCTTATGGCTTTAAATTAGATGAGAAGAGAATAGAAGGTGATGCTAGTGTTATTAAGAATGATGTTGAATTACTTATTGACCCTATGAGCTATCAATATTTAGAAGGAATAACAATAGATTTTATACAAGATTTGAACGGACAAAGGTTTCAAGTTAATAACCCAAATGCTAAAACAACATGTGGATGTGGTAGTTCTTTTTCCATCTAACTGTTTACTTTAAGGCCTTTTTGTGATATAATGTATATAAACATGGAGATGTTATGAATGAAAAAATGAAACCTAGAGACAAACCCCATTACGTTAACAATAGGCAATTTTCATATGCTGTAGTTGACTATGTGACTGAGGCCCAAGAGGCTAAGGAAAAAGGAGAAAAAAATCCTGTAGTAACAGATTATATTGCCACTTGCTTTATGAAAATATGTGAGGGCCTTTCCCATAAACCAAACTTTGTTCGGTATACTTACCGCGATGAAATGGTTATGGATGGAGTAGAGAATTGTCTTAAAGCTATATACAATTATAGAATAGATACGGCCACCCGTACGGGAAAGCCAAATGCATTCTCTTACTTTACTCAAATAGCTTACTTTGCTTTTATACGCAGAATAGTTAAAGAGAAAAAACAAACAGATATCAAATTTAAATTTATGGCCCAGGCAAATATAGAAGACTTTGTTTCTAGTGTAGATATCCATAGTCCTATTGACCAATCATTCCTTGATACAATTAGAGAGAAAATATCTAGGATTCAAGAGACTGATTCAGCAATTAAAGATTTTCATAAGGCTGAAAAAGAAAGAAAGAAAAAAGGTTTAGAAAAGGTTATGGAATGACACATAAAGATTTATTAATTATTGGCTATGGTGTAGTCGGTCAAGCTGTAGAACTAGGCTTAAATCAAGACGAAGATAATTATATACAGATTTTAGACCCTGGAAAAGATTTAATTTTATTAGATGATGGCATTAATGATTATACAGATTATAATTATTATGATGGTATTATATTATGTCTACCAACTCCTCAAGGACCAAGAGGTGAATGTGATGATATGATGGTTGAACAATATGTGCAAGAGATACGTAAGGTTGCACCATTTGTACCTATCCTTATTAAGAGTACTGTATCATTAGAGTTAATTAAATTATTAAATGATGATGTAGCATTAACTTATAACCCAGAGTTTTTAACTGAGGCTGACTCAGTAGAGGAATTTCAAAATCAAAAGTTTGCTATATTTGGTGGTAATAATGCTAGATACTGGTATGACATATTTATAAATGCAGATATTAAAATAGATAAGGTACGTTTTACTTCTTTAAGAAATGCTTGCTTTGCTAAATATACTATTAATTGTTTCCTTGCAACTAAGGTTGTATTCTTTAATGAATTAAGAAATTTATATGGAGATGTAGATTTTGATTCACTTACTGAGTTAGTAGCAATGGATGAGAGAATTGGTTCAAGTCATATGATGGTTCCAGGTCCTGATTTAAAACAAGGATTTGGTGGTATGTGTTTTCCAAAAGATACATTAGCTTTTGCTACTTCTGCTTCTAGAGCTGGTTCCCCATTAAAATTATTAGAAGAGGCCATATTGATTAATAACCAGATACGTAAATGAATATTATAATGACTGGCCATCATGGCTATATAGGTTCTCACTTAGCACCCTACTTGGAAGAAAAGGGACATATAGTATATGGTTGGCAAGGTGATGTAAGAACATTTAATAGTAGATACCAAAGGTATGGATTTGATATGGTAATCCATTTGGCTGCTTTAACAGGTGTAAGGAAATCTCTTAAAAACCAAGAAGAATATTGGGATGTAAATGTCAATGGAACAAGAGCTGTATTCAATTGGTGTAAAGAACATAATGCAAAATGTTTATATGCTTCTTCTTCAAATGCTATAGAATGGTGGACTAATCCTTATGCTATGACCAAGAAAGTTAATGAACATGATGGAAAAGATTTTGTTGGATTTAGACCTCATACAGTTTATCCAGGCAGAGAGGATATGTTATATAATAGAATGAAAAATAAACCTGAATCAGTTAAATATATTAATGGACAACATTCCAGGGATTGGACTCATATAGATGATGTTTGCCACGGGCTGTTTACTTTGATTGAAAACTATGATATAATAGTAGGTAAAGTAGTTGATATTGGAACTGGAGAATCTATTAATTTAAAAGAAGTGGCTGCAAAATTAATGCCATATAAAACCCCTGAAATAAGATTTGAAAATCCACTACATGAACGAGTAAGTACATGTGCTGATACAACTATATTAAAAGAACTGGGATGGACCCCTGAGCATAGAGTAGTTTTAAAATGAAAGCAGATAAAGAAACAATATGGCATTTTGTATGTCTATATTGTTCAGCTTATTGGAGCATAGCTACTATGGAACATGAATGGACTCCAACCAAATTATACTGTCCTCACTGTGGAAAATTAAATGAAAATAGTACTACTCAATGACACTCATTGCGGTGTTAGAAATTCATCGCAAATATTTATAGACTTCCAAGAAAGATTCTATAATGAAATATTTTTTCCATATTGTCAAGAACATAATATTGAACACATAATACATCTTGGAGATTATTATGACCATAGGAAATTTGTAAACTTTAAAGCTTTAAACGCTAACCGAAAACATTTCTTAGAACCAATGAAAAAATATGGTATGACTATGGATATTATTCCAGGTAACCATGACGTATTTCATAAAAATACAAATGAGCTTTGTTCTCTTAAAGAATTATTAGGATATTATACCTCCAACATTAATATTATAATGAAACCTTCCACATTAAATTTTGATGGATTGGATATTCATTTACTACCTTGGATTAATTCAGATAATCACGACCACTCAATGGAGTTTATAAGAAAAAATAATGGTATGATGATGGCACATTTAGAATTAGCTAACTTTGAAATGATGAGAGGTATTAAACAATTGCAGGGAAATGGTATGAGCAAAGAACCATTTAAGCATTATGATATAGTTTTGTCTGGACATTACCATGCCTCATCACAACAAGAGAACATAAGATATCTTGGATGTCAAATGGAATTCACTTGGGCTGATGCTCATGATGAAAAATATTTCCATATATTAGATACAGATACAAAAGAAATTGAAGCAATACCGAATCCTTTAAGGATATTTGAGAAAATATATTATGATGATACAACTCAAGATTACAATAATTTTGATATAAATATATGTACAGACAAATTTGTTAAGGTCATAGTGGGTAATAAGTCGAACCCATTTATGTTTGACAAATTTATAGAACGAATATCAGAGCTAAATACACATGATTTAAAAATAGCTGAAAATTTCTCTGAATTCTTAGGTGAGAATGTGCTTACCAATATAGAAGATATAGAAAATACGACTGACTTAATGGCAAGCTATATAGATGGTGTGAACACAGATTTAGATAAAGGGAAATTAAAAACCCTTATGAACAGTCTATATAACGATGCCTTAGATATGGAGATACAATAATGATGGACAAAATAAAAGGAAAAACAAAACAAAGACTAGCATGGTTAGCTTTAGTATTTGCAGTAATAATTATAGTACTAGCAAGTGGATGTGCAATGTTTGAAGAACAAATAGCTAGTATGCAAGCCTCGTTAGGTTTTGCTGGCGATAAAGATATTATATTATGTGAGGGAACTGAATGCGTAGAAACACCGGTCGCAAGCGAAGACGTGAAAGGATAATGTCAATGCCCAGATGGGCTTTATGGTTTGTGATGCAGTTTTATTTTTTTGTTATGATATGCGCTTTAATTATGCTGCCATTTATAGTATGGGGAGACATTGGAAGTTCAGAAGAAACATGGACAGATTTTAGTCCAAAGGTTGTAGAAAAAAATATATATTATGTGCTTCCAACTGACAAAGCTGAAGAACTGAAAGAAAATGCAGAAGCTAAATTAGATAAAGAAAAGTATAGGGTTTATTTTGAAGATAAATCTCTTGTATTAATGGTGCTTGGTGGTCTTGAATATTGGAAGATGAATTGTGGAACACTATCAGGCACTGGTGATTACTTTATGAATTTAGCCATGAAAAAACATGCTATAGATATAGATGAAATGAACATGGATATGAGTTTTCAAACCGGTCTCTTTGCAGCGACCTTATATAATGATTGTGACATATTTTTAGAACAAACAAAAAGTATTGGTCTAGGAATGATGTTCAAAAAAACCCCTCAGGAGATTATACTTGATACAGTTCCAGAAGCTAACATATAAGAACTTCCTCTCAACTGGTAACAACCCAATAACAATAGAACTTAATAAGAGTAAATCAACTCTTGTTGTAGGTACTAATGGGTCCGGTAAATCTACAATCCTTGATGCATTATCATTTGCTTTATTTGGTAAGGCTCATAGAAATGTTAATAAGAATGGATTAGTTAATTCAGTAAATGGAAAAAACTGTAAAGTTAGTATAGAATTTGAGACAGCTGGTCATGACTTTAAAGTTGTACGGGGAATACATCCAAACTTTTTTGAGGTATGGCAAAATGGTAGAATGCT